GTAATTTCAATATTACCAACACCATTAACTCTAGGTACTAATGTATAATCAACAATTACATTTGTGCTATCATCTCTAATAGTCATATATGCACTTGATACATAATCTCTAGGTATTATAGTAAATTTATTTGTTGTAGTTAGGTTAAATAAAATCATCACTTATATAACGTATAAATAATACTAATTTGTAAAAACAAAAAAAAAGCACCCTATAAAGGATGCTTTCAATTTAAAATAAATATTAATTATGCAGTTGGGTCAACTTGTGCTGCATCACCAGTTACTGCACTTGCAAGGAAATAAGGTGCAGTTTCTTCCATTCCCTCGAACGTAAGTGTAAAGCCACTTAAATCACCTGCTGCTGCTCCAGTCACGACTGTTCCACCAGTACACTCCATACCATTCTCAAACCCACATAGGAAGCTATTACCGTAGTAATCCTCTACTACCACGTATGGTCTTGCTACTGCAAGTGTTTGTAGTTCTTGTTGCGTTAAAGCATCTAAATATGTTAATGTAAGGTTTAAAGTTTGAGTATAAAAAGTTGTTCCGTTTTCTCTGCTACTTGTTACAGTAGTTTCTAAACTAGAATTACCTTTTACATCATATTCATACCAAGTTGGTGTTCCCGTAAATGTTGCTTCACCAGTTGATGCATCTACTGTAATTGCAGTAATATCACCATAATCAGCAAAATAAACTCTTTTAATGCCACCAAAAGCACTTTTGCAAGGTAATTTCCTACCCGTTGTTAATGTACAAGCCATCTTTTTTATGTTTTAAAAAAAAAGGGTAAGCAGATATATTCCACCTACCCTAATTTATTGATTAATTAATTAATTATGCGTACTCTACAAGGTCAGATGCGATACCAAACTGTACACCAGAGGTAAATCTCATTATCATTCTCACGTTGTTACTACCATCAAGGTCTCCCATGTCCAAGGTTTTAACCTCATTTGTATTGTTTAACAATCCAGTACCAAAATAAAGATTAGAACGTTGAGCTGCATACATTTTGTTATTTGACATTCCCGGACAAACAAAGATTTTAACTCCATTTATAGTAAGACTACCGTTGTTCCACCATTGTGTACCCATATTAGCTACACCATTTGCTCCTAAACCATTTGCTCCAAAACCACCTAGTGCTTGTACATATAATTTAGCAACTTGTGTTGGTACATATAAAAATAAATCTTCTTTACCATACAATGCTGCTGGTATAGCATCAATTACTTTAGACATTTCGTCAATAATGTTTAAAGATGTAAGTGCTGCTGCCGTTACTTGTTGTCCCGCTGGAATATCTCCCGCTGCTGCTGATGCCGCAATAAGTTTCTCAAAACCATCGAATGATGTGTGAGTTGCTCCTGCCGTATCACCTTGCCAAATATTAAATTCTGTGTTTTGTGCCACTTCTGCCGCTACATGTGCAATCAAAAAATCAGAAAATTTAGGTGGTAATGATTGACCTAAACCGAAACCCATTTGCTGTGCTTCCCAATCCTCAACGAAATCATACTTACAAAGTTGTAGATTTACTTGTAATTCAGTTGGAGTTAAAACTCTTTCAGTTAATGTAATATCAGATGTAGGTACAAAATCACACCCAGCTGCTGTAACTAAAGATGTTGTTACAAGTTTTTTAATTATTTCCTTAAATGCAATATTTGCCTTTACAGTTAGTCCACCATCATCGATTGTTGATGCAGATAATAAAGCTGCTGCGATATATTCACCAGCAAATTCCCCAGCATAGGTAGAATTTACAGTAACATTTGTTGCTAAATTTACGTTTCTTTTTTTCATTTTATTTGTTTAATTTGTTTAATACTCTATCTAGTGTTGTATTGAATTTACCTTTTGCAAACTCAACTTGTTTAGTTTTTGTTGTTCTTTCTGGATTGTGCTTAATTGGTTTAGCAACTGAAAGTTCTTCCTTTTTTTCTTTTTCCTCTTTTTCTTCACCTTTCATGTCCGAAAATTGTTTTTTTAATTCTTCAATTTCAGATTTTACTTCTTCAATAACTGGGGCAATAACCTCAACTACCGCCTCAATGATTGCTTCAACCTCTGATGCAACCTCTGCTGGTACTTCTGTTTCAACAGTTTCATCTTCTAGGTCTTCGGTTTCTTCTTCTTTAGCTGGTGCCTCATCTGATACATCACGAACATCTGCAATCATACCTTCTGCCTCAACAACTAATAACCTACCATCTTCTAGGATATATTCTCCTACTGGCATTGCTACTTTCTCATCATCTGTTACGATGAATATTTCACTTCCTTTTTCAAATGTTTCAGCACTTACTACAGTACCGTTTTCCAACTTCATATCTTCAAGTTTTACCTCAATGTTTAGAAGTGTTCTAATTTGATTTAACATTTTTGTTTTTTCCATACTATTTATATAACGATTATTAATTTAAAATTTGCGTTTTTACTCTGTTCTTGTTATTACTCCTATACCTTGTGCTTGAATAGAACCATCACAACATGATATAGAATAAGTGTTAGTGTCCCAACATAAACAAGCTCTATTACCACCATTAGGCGATGTCCTACTAGGTATAAATATTTTATTTTTGTTTTTTCTTTGCATTTATATTAAAAATTAAAATGTTGTCTTGCTAAATTAAATTGGTCATTTGCCATTCCAATTATTTGACCAAGTTGATATTCCTCTTCCTCTCCTACTCCTTGTAATCCAAGTTCATCGGCGGCAGTAATTATTTCATCTAATTTTTCAATACTATCCATTTTAGATTGCTCAAAATCACTATTCAAATTAGATAATTTATTTTCTATACTTTCAATAATAGATAATGCATTGTCATATTCTGAACTAAATTGATTTAAAATATCATCTGTTTCACTTATAAGGCTTTTAAGTTCTTGAACCTTGCTTAATGCTATTTCTTGTGCTTTAAGGTTTAATTTTTTGTTTGGTAGTTTGTTATAAATTTTTTCTAATCTACTTTTCATTTTATTATATTTATTATTTGATTTAGTAATTGTTCAGCCATTTGTTCTTCAATATTTTCTTTAGGTGCCTCCATTTTATCAGCAAAGTAACCCTCAATAGAAAAACCTTTAACCTTGTTTGTTTTTACATACTCATTCCAAACATCGTCGTTATTTACTTTTACACTACCCATCCAAGTACCTACTGGTACATCTAAATCATACAATGCAGCCTTGTCTTTTGTTTTGTCTTCCACTATCCAACTTTCAACCAATGTTAAACCATTTAGTGCTTGTGCATGTTCAAGTGTTGAGTTGCTTTGTTTACCGTTTTGTAAGAACATTTGTGAGGCTTTAACAATAGTATCTTTTGAAAAATATATATAATATTCACCCTCTGAACCATTGCGGTATATAGGCTTGTTAGGTATTAATAAAGCACCCATGAGTATTTTCTTTTCCTTATCAACCTCTGCAAGTTTAATTTCTTGGTTCTTTAAAGCAACAAAATCACTTTCAATGGCTGGATTTTCAACTATAGAAATTGCATCTACCCCAATATCATCTTGTTCTTCGTCTAAAATAAGTTCTATTATCCTCATAAATATATAACGTGTTTAATTTTTAATTTTGCATTTAGCCTATACTAGCACCTTCAATAATGTTTCTATCCATTTCTTGTGCAGTTGTTACATCATTACTCACAACGTATGCCCTTGCTGGTCTTTGTGTTTGGCTACCTATTGCATCTGCTAATTGTGTTTCTCCACTTGCACCAACTATATTAAATGCTGGTGGTTGAGGTGCAGAACCACCACCAGTTGGTGCAGTTGGTGTATTCCCACTTCCACCGCCACCTTTTACTGTAGATAATATATTTTTAGCTTGTGATACAGCTCCTAATACTGCTGCTATTTGTGATGCATAAAATATTGGAAATGCAAATGCTGCTGCTGGCCCTGTGCCTTTAGCACTTTTTTGTGCTATGTCTAATGCATTAATAAAACCCATACCAGTACCAATAGCAATCTCTGCTAGTGCAGCGCCTTTAGATGCAGCAGTACCTTTTTCAAATATATTACCTATCGCACCTACTGCATTTGCAACCTCACCAGTTAATTTATTTTGTAAATCTGCTTTTGCTTGAGCTATTTTTTTATCATCTTCTAATTTTTTGTCCTTTTTTTCCTTTTCAATAGCATCATATTTATCTTGTATATCTGCTAATTCTTGTGCTTGTGCTTCTTCAAGTAATGCAATATCTTCTCCATACAACTTTGCTTGTTCTATTAAATTAAAATATTTATCACTTACTAGATTTTCTTCAGCTACTTTTTTATCAAGTTGTGATTGTATATAAGCATCTTCTAGCTTTGCAATTTCTTCTAATGCTTTTGCTTTTGCAGCAACCTCTGGGTCAACCTCAACCTTATCAGTTTTTTTATCTTTATCTTTTGCTTTGTCTTTTTCTGCTTGCTCTTGTAGGAGATAACCATCTCTAGTGTTTTTAAGTTTTCTAAGCGCATCTTCTGTGGCTTTTACCGTAGCTTCACCCTCTTCGGCAACCTCTTCGGGGTCAAACAATAAAGATGATGAAAAATTTAAAAAATCTTCTGTTAAACTTGTACCCTCATCTAGAATACCTAACCTTGCCATAGTATTTGTAATTCCATCTACAACTCCAAGCAAGACAGTTAATGGAGCAGATAGGAATGCTATAATACCTTTAGTTATATTTTGGTTTCTTTCTGCAGCTTCAACTTGTGCTTTTTTCTGTTGTTTTTGTTGTTCTAATAAAAGTTCAGTAGATGCAATAATTTCATCTGTCTGTTGTTTTTTTATGTCTCGTATCTCTTTGTCAGTCTTACCTTGTAGCTTTAAGGAGTTTTCCATTTGCCCAGTAACACTTAATTGTTCTTGTTGTGCTGCTAAAACATCTTGTGTGTTCTGTAGTTGTTTTTCTTGCTCACTACTTACACCATTAACAAGGCTTGATATTTCGTCCCAGTACTGCACAATTAAACCTATTGCAACAACTGCTGCACCAATACCACTTGTAATTAAAGCGGTTTTCATAGCCTTACCACTTAACTTTGCTGCCTTACCAACCGAAACTAATTTAGATGCAAGACCACCAGTCATTTGATCTAGCTTACCAAGTACTGCACCACCAGCTTGCTGCATACCAGATAATTCTTTACTAGCTTTTTTAGTTGTACTTGCAGTTTTCTTTACTGCTTCATCAACCTTGTTAACCCCAGCAACTGCATCATCTGTTTTAGCAACTAATTGTACTTCTACTATTTTTGCCATTTTAAATCTCTTTTAATTTGATTGTAACCCTCTTTTAAGGTTTCTGCTAATTTGTATTTTCCTTGTGCTATTCTTATGTTTTCAGTATCAGCCTCAACAACTTGTAGCAAGTCTATTATATTCTTAATCATAATATTGTGTTTAGTAATTCAAATTCTGTTTTACCAGTTGTTAAGTCTGTTTTCATTGAATTTATCTTGTAGCTATCTTGACCTATTTCTATTAAGTCATTTAGTTGTAAGTTATAATACACTTTCATTGGTAGGTATGCAGTAACTTTTAACAATCTTCTTCTAAAGTTAAACACATCTTGTATATACTCTTTGTATTCAGTTTCAAAAATGGTATCTGTAAAACCTAATGCATTATCACCAGCAACTATACTATCTGGTTCATTTGCTAAATACTCATTAAACTCATTTTGGAAATGTATATTTTCTTTGCTTGTACTTGGTAATAAAGCTAAACTATTTGATGGTATATAATATGTTGTAATATCTGCAACATTTGAGGTTTCAGTATCTCTAATTCTTATATCTGTACCACCACTAATCAAGATAGGATAAAATAATAAAGGTTCACCAATATATGATTGTTGGTTTTCGTTTACTGAATAACCATACTGTACATCTGTTGCAGTTGGTGGTGAGTTACCAGCATCATACAACCTTTCAAACTGCATATGCTCAAATGGTA